GCCGTGAGCCTGTTCCCTTCCTAATTTCCTATGTATAATTTTAATCTTCATCTTTCAATAAAGCTAAATCTGGTCTATCAATCTCTTTGAATATAAGTTTCTCGCCACCTCTAATCTTACCTAAGGTGTTTTTAATCTCTTGTTCTAAGTTGTGCAATTCAATTAGTTTAGCAACCAACCATTGCTCTTGTTGTAGTGATGTCAATTTTGCGAAGTTTTTAGGGTATCTCATATTAGAAGACTTTACTTTTAATTATTCTATGATTGTGAACTCTATAATCGCCATTGTTTTCTTTCTCTATGATGGCAAAACCTTGATTGTATGAATCAACGTGCTTACAATATTCTACGTTTGGATGCATTAAATGTCCAGTTGTATATGTTGTAAATATCTCCTCATCAAACTGATTCTTAGTAGTAAACTCGCTGGTCCTATGAACGTGCGATGCAATTGCGCTTTGCTTAACTCTATCGTATAAAGTCTTAGCTGGACTTACACCACTACCCCTTCTAAATGTAGTGTCGCCGTGAATAATAGGTAACTTGCCAAACTTAACGTGGTCTATATTTTTAATCGGAATAATGTTAAAAGTATTTAGCATTAATATTTCCTCAATCTCAAATTTGCCGTTTAAACCTAATAATTCAGGTGCTTTGGTTCGCATATACCTTTCATACCTAAATTCGTGGTTGGCATCTAAGTTGTAATAAATAGGAATTTGAGGAAATGATGCTCTTATAAATCCAAGCATCTCAATAATAGCCTCATATTCTTCATCAAACTTTCTAACTCTTGGGTCTTTCTGGAAATCGCTTAATTGATAAAAATCAACCAAATCTCCATTGATAAATAATGAATCAATCTTCTGGTCATTTAAGTATTTAAAGCAAACATCAATTGCCTTTGGGTCGTGAAATGGAACTTGCAAATCTGCAATAAATCCCATTTTCTTAATTCCCATTGGTAAACAGTAAACAATCTTTTCTTCTACCCAAGTTGGTGGCTGCACAAAGTTTGATGCAGTACGCTTAAAATCTTCTATAAATTGTGTATTTTTTCCTTTAACTGCTTTTCCTTCGCCAGTCTTACCTCTGTAATAACGTACTAAATAACGTACATTTTCGTGATTGTCAAAGTGTGAACTTTGTTCCTTCATAATCAAAGTAGCTAAAGTGTTAGAAGGCATCCATTGAGGATATTTGGCTAAATAGTCTAAGACTATCTGACCACTCATTGTGGTTTTTTTGCCGCCTTTTTTTGTTGTTGTCATAGGTTTATTTTAGGTTAGTGAGTTTAGTATCAAATCTGCTTCTTCTTCTCTACGTTTGACCAATCCATCTAAGCCTACATTTTCCCATAATCTTTTGCTTCTTTCTATTTGGTCAGCTATTCCTTCGTAATCTGCTTTCGCTACAAGGTCAACTATTGACCTCATTTCCTTTCTTGTTTCTCCTTCTAATTTGTTTCCCCTATTGTAAATCATTGAAACCAAAGCACCTCTTGTGTCCTCGTTTAAACTATCTATCTCTGGGTAAATAGCCTTTGCTAATTTATAGTATTTAGGTAATGACTTATTAACGAAAACATCGTATGCAAAATTGTATGGTATTCTAACTTGTAGAATTTCCCCTCTTAGCATTGATTTAACCGCCTCGCCTTTTATCCCTACTACTTTCCTTAATGCGTGAATAAAGTTTAAATTTAAGCCATCCCAATCGCTAAAGAACTGCTTTTCGGTTACATAACCGCAATCATACCCAAGTCCAATAGTTACACCGCTATCGCCACCTGCCCAAATAGGCTTTTGGTATCGTTTCTCATAAACGGATCTACCACCTACCTCGTGTTTGATTATTAGTTCAATAGCTTTTTTGCTTATCATCTTAATAGTTTTGGTATGTTGTTTTACCATTAACTCGCACCGCCTTTAATACTTGCTTTCTTTGTTTGCCTGTTGATTCATAAGAAACGTGAACCCAATCAGGATTTGAAGATGTACCAAACTCCCAAATCATCTGGTCAAACGATAAATTATCCTTGATGTAATCAAAGACCATCTTGTTAGTTACTCCGTTTGGTGTGCCATCCATATCAATGTCAATCGCTTCGCCAGAGCAATGTTGGCTCGTTAATGAACCGCCAATACATTTATTTAACTCTGCGCTTCTATATCCGCTTGATATATGAATAGGGCAATTAAAGTGCAATCTAACAGGCTCGAATACCTTTTCTGCTAATAGCTTAAAGTTTTCAATGTGTTGTGGGATAGGCATATTGCTAATCCCGTTTCTTTTTGCTGATTCACTACGAATAACTTCGCTTAAATCTAAATGTGCCGATAGTTTCATAATAAATTATATATAAAGTAAATTAAACCAATTACCCATAAGGTAAAGCCAATTGCCAATGCTCGTTTTTCGTTATTCGGCATCTTTCTTTGTTGAGAATTTATCAATTGTGCTTGTACCCATTGCAGCTATGCATATAGCCATAACTGCATCAACAAGTTTGTCGCTTGGTGCAATCTCTAAATGGCTAAACGAGTTAGCTAATAATGTAATACATAAAAACAACGCACTCAATAAAGCTATAACTCTTTTGGTGCTTATTGACCCTCTTTCATCGCTTAATAAATTTGCAATCCATTTCATTTTATTGTGTTTTAATTAGTACTAATGCCATAAACAACATCAATGTCCAAAGTCTATTTATGCCTTTTTCTTTCTCGAAGGTTTCTTTGAACTCTTGGTCAATTCCTGTGGCTGGTTTAATATTTTCGATATGATATCGGTAAAGGTTGATTGTATCTTGCTTTTTACTAATTTGATTAATTGCTGAATCATAATACTTTGTTTTAATTTTTAATGAATCTATTGTCTTGTTATAACCTAAATACAAAGCGTTTATTTCTTTGCCTTGCTCAATGGTCATTATAACAACAGAATCTTCTTTTATTTTTTTAATTATCGGATATTGCGAGTAACTTGAAACTGACACCAGTATCAGCACTAACACTATCCAAAGTTGCTTTAACATCTTTTAGTTCGGTTTTTAATATTGTAACTTCCGTTTTTAATTCTTTTATAGTTTCAACTGCCTTTTGTACCAATTCCGCCTCTTTTTTACTTGCTTTTGCTTGTACCTGTACCGACAAATCATTCGTTTGAGTTACCTTATTCATTAACTTTTGGAACTCTATGTCATCCTTTAATTCATCACTTTGCTTTTGAGCTGATGCCGTACACCCCATTAAAAATATAAATAACAAGTACCTCATTATTTTATAGATTGAATTTTACCTAAACTTTCTAATGTGCTTAACTTAGCCGTAGCCGATGCCAAAGACGAATCACATCTTCTTAAAGCCAGTTGCATAATGTCTACCTTTTCATCCAGCTTTTGCACCTTAACCGCTTGACTTGTAATCTGGTCTTTAAACGTAGAACGCACATCAATATATAATGCAGATATGCCACAAAGAACGATAAATAAAGTAGCTACAACAGGATTCTTTGCGAAGTCCTTGAACGATACAGGTAATGCCATTTTAGAACAATTTTATATAATAACCCAATGAATAATGATTTGTAGTTGCGTTTATAGTAAATAAGCCGTTTTTAGCCGTTTTGTAACCTAAACCAAGTCCTAATCCAACTTTATTGTCAAATGCCCTTAAATCGCCTAAAACACCCAAATAAACCTCTTTTTTAGGCTTTGGTGTAATTACTTTGGTAATTGTTATCGTAGGAAGGTTAAAATTGGCACTAAAACCTCTGCCTTGTATCTTGTTTTGACTGATTGTATCTTGTATGTATGCGTATCCTAAAGAATCAATGCGTATTGTGTCCGAGTAAACCTTAGCTTGGTTGTATTCTTTAACTATGGTAATTGTATCGTGAACCTCATCAATATTGTAGATTGTGTCTAAAACCACAAAAGGGATTGATTTCCCTTTGGTAAACTTAGTGAAAGTTTTCTGTTGGTAAACTGTGTCAGTTGTTACTATAACCGATGGCTTACCTATGTATGAAGATTTATCCTTTAAGAAAAGAAATACAATAATAACCAATATCGCTATTACTATATTCTTGTACATTACTTAAATCTTTTAGCAGCCTTGATGTAATAACGAATGGCAAAAAGACCAGAAACAATAGCAATCAAACTCGCTATAAGACTAACTACTGGTTGCACATTTACAACACTAATAAATGCGGTTGTTCCGCTAAGAATAGTTAATAAGTCCGATTGATTGCTATTATGTACCATTAGTCTTCTTTTACTTCTTGTGGTGGATTTTGTTCTGCATTTAACTTACCCAAGAACTGCAATAATGGTAAACCATACGCAGTAGGGATAGTGTTAATAAAGGCTTCTAATTCCTTGATTTGTTCTTGATTAATTGTTATCATAGTTTTTATTTTATATACAAATATAGTTAAATATTCAATTAAATCAATTCTTCAATAATTGGTTCTGGAATAGGCTCTGGTTCTGGAGGTACTGGTGGTATAAAATCACCTGTAATTGTTAAGTTAAGTTGAGCAGCTACCCAATCCCAAGCATAAGAATCTACCTCCCATTGAGTGTATGCTTCTCCATCCATTATTAAATTGCCTTGTGCAACTTGAACTCCAATATTGCCATTTTCTTGCTCTGCAAACAAAGCATAGTAGAAAGTAGCACTTGTTCCTAAATTTACATTTATTGCATAGGTGTTTAATATCTTAGCTTCTAAATTTTGTCCATTGTCCCAAATTATTACGGGTTGAATTGTTTTCATATTTTATTATTTTTACTATTATTAGAATATTCCTATTGCACTACATTGATAAGTTACACCTGATGTTGGAGTAGCAGTTGTTGTCATACTTATTTTAGCAGCACCACCTCCACCATCACTAATTAAATTAATACTAGATACAGGATTACTTCCTCTGCCTTGTGAAGCTAAAGTTGTTAAAGTAGCATTTGTTTGTCCGTTTGATGTGGTTTGAACTGCAAATGTCGCACTATAAGCATTAGCACCTGTATTGTTATCACTTACCCATATATGGAATATAGCTGAATAACATCCATTATTAATAGCACCTGTTGGACTTAAAAATCTAAAAACATCTCCTGTACTATTACCAGCTTGAGTTCCAGATGAACTTCTAATATTATTTAAATCAGATTGAATTTGACCTGTAAACTTAGCCGTACCAGATACTTGTAATTTGTTTCCATTATCACTTGTAGTTCCTATTAATACATTATTACCACTTGGATTAATAGATATTGGTCTACCACTCCAAGATTGCATCCAAACATAAGATGTGCTATTTACACCTATATTAAATTTATCATTTACATTAGTAATAGCAGAATTTCCATTAAAATCTAAAACTCCATTAGATGTAAGTCTCATTTTTTCATTACCATCATTAGTATGAAATTGTATTTGATTTGTAGTACTATTTAAATATATAGCATTATTTCTATTTCCAGAAGCAGATAAACCTAACCCTGTTGAACCACCTTGTATATAAAAAATACCATTAGGGGAATAACTAAATATCGTATTATTATCAGAAGGGATTGTTGATGTTGTTCCTAATTGTAATATACCATTAGAAGTAATATTTAATGCATCACTTGTGTTAGATGTATTAAAACGCAAACCACCCATATTATTTGACATAGTAAATGTCGCAGTAGCATTTGTGTAAAACAATGATGCCATAGTATCTGCACTCTGCCTAAACCTTAGGAAAATATTACCAGTAGTGTTTGATTGTATTGCTAATATTGGAGCAACATTTATGATTGTAGTATCACCAGCCGTTAAAGTACTTGAAAAAGATGCACTTGTACCTCCTAAAGCACCTGTTAAAGTTCCTCCAGTTAAAGCTAAATATGTACTTGCAGCAGCACTTGTTGTTAAGTAAGTACTATTGTCATAAGTTATTGTAGTTCCAGAAGCCTTTACAAATCCTGTTCCATTTAATTGGTTTTGTTTAGCATTCCAAGTTGATGCACTTGATATGTAAGAATCCGTAATTGCACTACCATTCCAAGTACCAATAGTAACAACACCTGTTGCTAATATTTTAAATTTTTCTAAGAAAGTTCCTGTTTGTGTATTACCAAAAACAAAGTAATCATTAGTTAAATCATTATCACTTACGCTAAATCTCATTATACCACCATCGACAGGATTTTCTTCGTGTTGAATATAACCAACATCATTTCCACCACTTGCAACAGGAAAATTAATAGTAGCTAATCCACTTGATTTTGTTATTACTAAATTACTATTAACAGAAGCAGAACCATTTACAGTTAACATATTAGTTACTGTTGTAGGATTGCCTATGCCTACAAATCCATTTGCACTATTAACTCTTATATTTTCTGCTCCTAAAGTAATAACACTAAAATCTCCTTCAGCCGTTAAACTTAATCCACCATCAAAGTTTCTTAAGTTAGCCGATAAGTTATTAAACAAAGCTAATCTTACACCATCCGTTCCTGTTATACCACTTGCAGCATTATGTAACCATAATTGACTTTGTGTACTATTGTAAATGTCTATTCCGTTATTAGGGTTCAATAAACCAACACCTAAGTTACCAGCTTCAGTCAAAGAAATAAATCCGCTTTGGTTAAGTAGAGTTAAGTTTCTTGCACTTGCAGTACCTAATTTCTCCGTTGAAATCAAGTTGCCATAAGTAGAATCTATTGCAATTCCTATTCCGTTGTAGTTAGATGCACCTGTTTTAATTAATAAACCATAACCGCTATCTAAAGCAGAATCAGCACCTATTGTTGCATTAGGTACGCTTGTGTTTACACCTAATCTATTTGTTGATGCATCGTAAATAAATCCAGCTTCAGAAGTGATACTATTTGTACCATTCCAATATGCAATTCTACCATCTGCACCACTACCACTAATATCAGAAGTTATTGTCCAACTTCTATTTGCACTTAAATCATAAGTAGTACCATTTATTGTTAATTCTCTTGAAGTAGGTACATAGCCACTCAAAGCAGAAGGAATAACGTAATCAGTTCCAGCAACGGCAGCTATTAACTTACCATCTCCGTTTGTTTTTAGCAAAGAAGATAAAACACCACTTTGTTGAATTGAACCATTTACAGTTAACATTTCTGGAACTGTTGCTGGTCCGCCTATACCTACTTTACCATCCACGCTATTAACTCGTATGTTTTCAGCACCTAAAGTAATCACAGAGAAATCGCCTTCAGCAGAAATACTCATAGCACCATCAAAGTTCCTTAAGTTAGCCGCTTTAGAGTTAAATAGAGCCAATCTAACACCATCTGTACTTGATACACCTGTTGCGTTATTATGAAGCCATAATTGACTTTGTGTAGCGTGATAAATATCTATACCATTATTAGGGGTCAATAAACCTATTCCTAAGTTACCAGCCTCCGTTATAGAAATAAATCCAGCATAGTTATATAAAGTTAAATTCCTTGATGGAGCAGCACCTAATCTATCGGCAGTAATCATATTGCCGTATGTAGAATCTGTTGCGAATCCTATGGAGTTGTAGTTTGCATTATCGTTTTTAAGCAATAAAGAGTAACCACTATCAGTAGCAGCGTTTGCTCCAATCGTTGCATTAGGAACTGAAGTATTAACTCCAAGTCTATTAGTTGAAGCATCGTAATTAAACGAGTTTTCAGCAGTTATACTTGTTGTACCATCAAAGTAAGCTACATTCCCACTTGCTCCTGTTCCTGTAATTGGGTTAGTTAAAGCGTTTTGCTTGTTATTAAACGTACTCCAATCCGTTGAACTTAACTTACCAGTATTTGTAGCCGAAGCCACAGGAAGGTTGAAAGTATGAGTAGCTACACTTGAAGATATCCCAAAGTCAGTTCCACTTGTTCCTGTTGCAAAGAATTGGTTTTGTCTTGTTAAGTTATTTAAAGAAATCAAACCCTTTGAGAAAGTAGTAACTACTTGACACAAATGATTGTTCTCGGTATGTAAAGTAACTGTTCTACCATCTACGTTTACATAGATTCTTATTGATATTCTATCAGTAACACTTAAAGCAGCAACCGCTACTGGTACTGCAAAATAGTAAGGGTTAATCGTTGTTCCCTCTGTAATATATTCAGGAACTCCAACGCTTGTACCTAATAAGGTAAACGTTGTGCCATCGTATTTGTAAACCTCTGCATAAACGAAAGGATTACCTGTATTATTATTTACACTAAAATAGAACTCACAATTAAAGTTACCAGCTGGTACTTCCAATAAAGAAGGGTCATTAGCATCGGTAATGTAACTCGCAACATATCCATTAGAAGATATAGCAATATCAGTTCCAGCACCACTAATAGGTGTTTTGCCTAATTGTCTATAAGCAACCCCACCGATTGTGCCTTGACTAACGCTTGAGTTAAGATAGTAACTAACAGAACTACCACCACCTGTTGATGTTGGAAAGTCAGCTAATGTACCATCCCCTCTTACATATTGAGAAGCATCTCCATCTAAAGCGGTTACTACACCACTATTAGCCACTACTGGACCTTGTATATCCCTAATCTTTGCTTCGCCTGTAACTTGTAATTGACTCATAATATTTTATTGAAATAATCCTCTAATATATTCCCCAGATGCTAATGGTCTACCAAAAGTAAGCACCCCAGTTGAACTTATAAACTTAACATCATCGCCTGTTGGAGTTCCTGTTGTTAAAATGTTTTGTGCATCTACACCACCTCTTGACACATAAAGACAAGCATAACCAATTGTATCCGCAAATGTAATTGAAGTTTCTCCACCACTTGCCGTGTAACCTTTTGTCTTAACTGGGTTAGCACCTACGATAATAACTCCGCTTGGGTCTACTTGTGTTCCTGTTATGTTGTATGCTCCGCTACCTTGTAAACTCACATTATATGTAGCCACATCCCTCATAGGTGCGTTAATTGCTAAACTTGTTATATTACAAATTCCGTTAATAATAACCAACCCATCAACTCCATTATCAACAACAAACTTAACTTCTATTGGCTCTCTTGTTAATTGCTTGTCTAACATAAATAAATAAGAAAAACCAGTCAAAGTAATTAACCCATCACAGGTTACACTCCAAGATGCTACATCGTTCTTAAATTCTCTAAACCAAGCACTTGATTGGCTTGTTACCTCTTTTTGGTCTACGCTTACATTAAAAGCACAATTTGTACTACAAGCAAATGCAACATCCACCTCTGGGTCTACATCTGTTCTATGCCAATAAAGCATTACGTTTTTACCATTTACTGCTGCCATATTACAAATTTAATCAATTATCCGAATGTTTCTAATATTTCCCCAGCACCACTTATTCTGTATGCTTGGAAGTAAGTATCCGTTACTAAAACCTTCCACCAAATACCAGCACCATTAAATCCAACAATTAATAATTCAGATTGATAGAAGAAATCTCCAACCGAAGGAACACCAATGTTTTCTAAGTAAACTAAATTACTTGTTAAAGGAGCAGCAAGAGCAGCTTCCTTAGTCAAATAACCATTAGACCTAACGTGAGAATATCCTGTAACCTCTGTTGGTAAGCTATTACTATCATAAACAGTAGTCATTGTTGTTTCTATATTATCAGGATTAATATCCAATAAAGTAGCCGTAATAACATCATTTGGTAAATCAATAGTTGAATTACCTATTATGTAATTTTTATTTTCAACACTTATTTGTGCTGGGTCAGTATCACTTGCCGTTATTCTCATTGCACCACTAAATCTACCATCCGTTGTTTCCATACCCATAAAAGAAGCATCCAAGTTAATAATGTTCTTATTTAAACAATTTGAATATTGCTTGACTACTAACTCGCTTAGGCTTCTATAAATATCAGTAGGATATTCTTGTCTGTACCAATTCTTTAAGTTTAAACCATCTACATCGCTTAAAAACCCTCTATATGAAAAGAATCCATCGTTTATATCATTAAAACCTAAAGGAAGGTCAATTTCTAAAACATATTCATTTGAATCAGTTATAAAACTTTCTGTTGTTACTTGCTTAAAATATGTTTCAATAGTTAATTGAAAATTACTTGCTTCAATAGAACCAACAGTTGATTTCCAATAAGGAGCAGAGTTATCACATAAAATTAACTCAATAGTCAAATCACCTCCAATTGGTAATAATGGCATTACTAAATCTAAGTTAATCTTTGGGTCAGTTGAACTAAATGGAACAAAATAATAATGGTCATTAAAAGTTGTATTTATCCATTGCTTATTATTGTCTAAAAATACTGAACTAACTCCATCATCAACTAATATTTTAAGAATAAACAAAGCATCTGGTCCACTTGCTGGTACTCCTAATCCAGCTACATCCATCTTTAATGTTA